CCATTCCTTACTGGAATGACTGTTGCTGATCTACAGAGTTGGGCAAACAAAAAGATGAAATAAAAATAAAGCCCCCGAGATTAACCCGGGGGCTTTTTGTTATTCTAATGTCTGTAATAGGATTTCAAGATAATGGATTGCCTTGTGAATATCTTCCTTACCACCCTTTTGTCCGTATCGCGTAATGTACTTGATTGCATTACCTTCACAGAAGCCAAGGTTATTGGCTAGGATATACTCAATAGGTTGGATACCCATTTTCTTGTAGTGATCACCACCAACTTGAAAGTCAAGAGGTTTTAGACCTTCAGGTATAAATCTGCTTTCCATCGGCGCCTCGTTGCATCTACAGGATTAACATCGACTTTAATAGTCATGTTGTCTGCCTTGTACTCTTCCTTTTTCTGCTTACCCCAAGCTGCTGCTTCGGCCTGCGAGAAGAACATCTGGCTTTCAACGACTTGCTGATATAGGGCTTGCTGGGCCATGTAAGAACTCCGCTAATTGAGTATAACCACCAATGTAACCGCCATTGTAGACAATCTGAGGAACTGTCTTAGCTCCCGGAAAGAGGTCCTTAAAACGTGTCAGATGTTCCATCGAAGTCTCGATATTATAAAGAACCCAATCAAGATGATTGCTATCCAATAACTGTTTCGCCTGATCACACCAAACACAACTCGTACGTCCATAAATCTCAAACAAGATCAACTACCTCACAACCTTCAGGACCACAAGCCAAGGTCTGAGAACCTGCCGTGTTATCCTCTGCTTCATACTTACTCAGAAGTGACCAATCAATAGTAGATGGTGTCTTAGCAAGCATTTCTTCATAACGTTCTTTTGTGCATTCCTCGTAAGGAGCCTGACGGTAGGTATGATCACTGTGGGGAAGGAATGAAACACCTGAAACCATATCAAAGTGTTCATAGACCCATGCCCCTACAGAAGGCCATTCGTGCTCTCGAACAGTAACAGTAATACTTGGCTTATGCTCACACCAATTCTCTTGGTAGACTTTCCAGAGTTCAAGCTGTTCGATAGCAGTCATGTCATTACGAGTAACTGCACCATCAGGAGCCTTAGTCGGAAAGAAGAAGACAGTCGTCTGAGTAGGCTTCATAACATCAGGTTCATTATAGACACCCTGATCTTTAAGGAAGTCTGTCAGAGGGTCCTTATTATCAGCTCTAACACTACGGATATAATAATTGCTATGACGGGCGTGGATGCCGCTAGCACTGTCCACCAACTGACTGACTGTACCAGAAGGCTTAACACAAGTAATGGCGGTGCTAACAGGAATCCCAAGAGAATTAGCAGTAGTTGTATTCGTATCAATCGCAACTCTACGTAGTTCTTTAAGGAGTTCAGGAAGTCCATTTGTCTTTCCATTCATTAATTCACTATCCATGATGCCAGTCAAGCTAACACCAAGCAGTCGTTCTTCTTCAGTATTCTCTTTCCAGATCTTACGAAGATAAGGGAAGTAAGTTAAGGTCGACTGGAAAGTTCCAAGGATAGTAGCGAGTTCAACCTTGCGTTTAAGATCTGCAACTGTGTCAGTCGCTCGTACGACAACTTCCGTAAGGTTACAGAACTGGTACGGTCGAAGAATGATTTCGCTACAAGGGTTAGTGCCGAAATCAAAGTCGCTCTTTCGACGGCCGTTAAGACCGGCCTGACGTTGAGCAGCCGGGCGGCTAAAGAGTCCGCGCTCTCCGCTCTTAGACCTAACGAGGGATAACCACTCTTCCATGAAGGCTTCGGCATCAGGTTTCTCCGTATATGCCACACTGTTGTTTGCGAGGGCACGCTGCCCATTCTGTTCCCACCACTGACCAGTCTTTGCATTACGCATACGATCATCAGTAAGATTAGACAGAGAGATCATTGCACTCCGGCGGACACCCCCCACAACCACCACTTCACCGATCTTGCACATGATGTCGTGACACTCGATGGAGTTAAGCTTTCTTCCTCTAGCTCCCTTAAACTTTCCAATGACGAAGTTGAAAAGTTCTTCCAAGGGTGCCGGACCAGAAGCACGTCCACCAAATGTACGAAGTCGCGCACCTGCAGGTCGTACTTTAGTGATGTCCCATCGAGGTATCTCTCCTGAATACAAAAGTGCAATGAGTTGTCGTAACGATTTAGCCCATCCAGCCTTACTGTCAGCCACAACAATGGTTGTACCGCTGTCGAAAAGGGTATCTGGGACTTCTGGGAGTTTATTGATGTACTGTCGTTCGACACTGAAACCAACTCCTGTTCCACAAAGAAGGATATACATTGCTTCGTCAAAAGACTTCGGATCGTCAACAGGAAGATACGAGCAATTGTATCCCGCCACATTGTCTCGATCCAGAGCCTTACCTGCGGTCATAAGAGCCCGCATAGAGGGCATTACTTCAAGGCTGATAATAGCATTATAAAGGTCTGTACGGAGAGAATTACTAAGCCGGTAATCAGTAGACTCAACGTGAGCAGTAATGTAGTCAAGATACCGATTAACCGTTTCGGGCCAATCTTCACGGCGCTGTTCCTCATCGAGCCATCGTGCATAACGGCTCTTATAAATAAATTGTTTGAATGGAGTTTCAAGACCATTTGTCATAGAGCAGTCCCTTCCACTTTCTTTCGTGCGTACCAGTTATTGATTGTGTCAGAAATAGTACGGGTGAAAGACGGAAAGAGCTTCTGTGTCCACTGTTCCATTGTAATCTGATCATTCCAATCTTTTGGACGGATAACAAGTTCATTCTTAACAAGCCTCTGGTCATCACGATCCATGTTCTTAGTCGTAATGAGACGAGACTTAATACGGAACGCAGGATCAATGGGATTACCACTGTCATCATTGAACTCGACAGTAAATTGAACTTCACTAAAGTTCTTGTCTACCCATTCACTGATCTTACTGAACTCTTCCATGATCCGTTCAAACTGATGCTGACTGATCATGCGTTCCATTTCAATTACGTCTTTAGACTTCACTTCTTCTTAGACCCCGACCTTGACGTTCCCCCGCGCTTAGGCTGACGAATACGGTTAGCGTGCTTGCTCACAATTCGCGTCGGAACATTATCCAAGCTACCCGTTCGATGAGATCCCACATGATCCAGTTCTTTACCTCGTAGAGCGGCTTTTCCATACTTCTTAATTGCTGCCCGTCGGGCCCGATTACGAGCGACCCGCCTTGCCACCTGTGCAGGTGTAGACTCATAAGCAGTCTCTTTCTTATAATTACGTTTCTTTGCCAATTAGTGCACTCCAACTATATTTTAATGTATCGATACTTGAGATATTCTTATTCCATTGACTAGCTAGGTCTTGGATTTCTTTCTGTGCATGGGGATCAATTCGCAGTAGGTAAGCCCGTGCCCATGCTGCAAGGCTACCAGTAACGTAGTATTCAGTATACATAGACTGAGGAAGAACCATTCGAGCCTGTTCAGGTGCAACACCCTCATTGATTAATGATTGATAAACCCAAAGACAATCATGATGGTGTCGATGAACAAACTCTTCAATATCTACCCAATGTTCATCAGGGCCAACGATTGGATCCCAATAACGAACTTGATTGATTAATTCACTAGACGATCCTTGCTTCTTGTTTTCAGACTTCTTCCGCCATTCTTTTGGATTAAAGAACTCCGGAGGATCGTCAACATAACGTCGACTTACTTCATTGTAGGTAAACCCAACCATGTGCTTAAAGCGCTGTCGAGCGACAAAGATCGGAACCTTTTCTCGCATAGTGATCTGGACATGACTGAATGGGGTCCAGTGGTTATGCTTGGCAAGGTATTTAAGTAGCTTCTGATCTTTTTCATCTAGCTTATTACTCTCTTTGGAAAACGAAACGCGGGCAGCGTTAACCACCCGCAGATCGTCACCCATCACATCAATAAGTTTAACGTCCATAACGTTCCTTTAGCTTTGCAATGTTCATTACTGCAATCTCTTCGAGGTCAAGATCAAGACTGTCTGCCAAGACAGCAAGATACCACATAACATCACCAATCTCTTCCTTAAGGTGTTCCTTATCAATAGAGCGTCCCGGCCTAAAGCCCTTCTTGATAATCTCTAGAACTTCACCTGCTTCCCCACCAACACCAAGGGCAAGGCTCTTAATATCTCGATCAGGTCCAAGAGTAGCGCAGGCATCGATCTGGTAATCCTCAAACCCATAACTATAAGTAGACTCAGGGGTCGAAGGAATCTTCTGCATTTCGTCAACAAAAGTCTGAAACTCAGTCTTCAATTTATTGTAACCCTTTTCTTTTCCAAAAGCAAGTCCAATTCACCAGTCTTTTCATTTAAGATCCAATCAATAATAATGAGTTCATCATCCATTGACAGATCACCCTTCATCTGCATTACGGTCTGCAATGCACTTTGGACAAACGACTTGGGAACACTAACTGTAAATTCATCACCCATTAAAGCAACCTCTCTACTAATTCTTCATCAATAAGGCCTTCACTAAAGGCCAATTCGAGTACTTCATAAATATCTAAATCAAGTTGCTCTAAGATTTCTTCAATAGAATTATCAGTCAAGTACTTGTCAAGAAACTTCTCCATCAGCGTCTTCATCTTCATAGAATTCTTTCTTAGTCTTCTTATAGTGGTCTTTAGGGGTCTCTTTGATCTTTAAGGAAGGCTTATCGTGATCTTCGTAGTGCTTACGTATAGATGACTGATAACGCTTACGCCGCTTTTCCTTACTATAATCAATGTCGGACATTACCCATATACCTTCTTCAGTTGATCAATACTGATCCACTCGGGATCATAGTTACCATTGTCTACATTGCGCTTAACAATAACACCACGCCAGTAGAGATTATTTGCATTACCAGCCCAACTACTGTCATAATCAAAGAAACAACCAGCAACTAGACCATGTTGTTTTTGACCATGTACATTAGTTCGGACACAATAGTCAGTGGTATGAAGATGGCCAGCGGTACAAGAACTTCCCAACTTAGCAAGGAGGGAATAGGCTGGATGCTCACCGCTAATAGGGCGACCCATAACACCAGAAATAAAGTAATGCGAATAAGCAATACCGTCAATACTAATGATGCCAGGCGTAGACCCTTCATAACGTACCACTTCGTCATAGTCCCTATCGAGTTGGAAGTCGGCAAAGCCAATGGTTCCTTCCATTTCAGGACTAAGGTCCAAGGCTTTTTCAATTCGATGCTCATGGTTACCCTCTAGAAAGACGCGATATGGCAGACGTTTCTTAGTAGCGCGAACGGGGCTCCAAAGCCGATCACTAAACTCAAGACCGCTATTAATATCAGCGGAATAAGAACGGCCAACGAACGAACGCTTGCCTTTGTCATAACCAGAGAGAGAAGCCATGTCCCACTGATCGCCAAGATTAATGACAACATCAGGCCGAATGTCAATAAGAAGTCGAGAGAGCAGGTCAGCACGGTCGTTATTAAACTCCGGATTAGAATGGATATCAGGAATAACTAAATGAGTTGTCAATTAAAACCACCACCAGCAAAAACAAGAATAAGAGTTACAATAATCAAAATAACGATAGAAGTCATTATTCGTCAAACCAATTTTCGGGAACTGTATTAACTGCAAACTTGAAATTGTTCTTTACAGCCCAATCACTGGGACGCATTTTGCCCCCTTTAGAAAAGGGCCGATCTGCCATGAAGATGATCCGGATGTCAAGATCAGGGTACTGTTGTCGGACAGCGACCATCTTGCTTCGGGCGTCATAGTCAAAAGCTCTTCCAAGACCTTTGGCCTCAACATATATCTTAGACCCGTCTTTCTTGGTAATAACGAAATCAGGTAAGTAGTCCTTCGTGAGAGTATAAGAGAGTTTTTCAGTTTCATATCCTAGGTCTGCACCGCGAGGAAGATTATGTTTAATCAGCTTGTACATATTGAATTCAAACTGACTACGAGCATTCTTCCTTCCAATTTTTGGTAATTTCATTTAGCATCCTTAAATGTCCACTTCATCCCACTTACGACGAACAATATGGTAGTCACCGAGAGAAAAACGAAGGTGAGGAATAATCTTGTGAAGGCGGTTATACTTTTCAATAATTGTTGTTAGAGAGACACTATCTTCAATATGTTCGATCCTAAACAAAGGTGAAGGAACAATCTCATTGAAACCAATGTCACATTTACGAGTTACACCATCAACAAAGGCTGGAGACATATGAGTATCTCCACGATCAATACAAATCTGCTGAAGGTTCACAGGGAAGGAGTCAATATAACGACGACCAAAACCCCTAATGGTTTCCTTGATGAAACAAAACTCGACGTAAATATCCTGCACAGGCCAGAAGATACGAACTTTAGCAATCATTTCACTACTATAGTGACGTCGGCTATAACTCCAATCCATACTTGAAAGTGAAAATCCTTCTTTTGTTAAGAAGGTAATAAAGGCACCACTAGGACTAGTAAGATCAATTACATGATCAGTAGTAGCACGCATTCCAAGTGGAATAAAGACATCAATATCTTTAGGTTTAAAATCAGTCTTTGTTACCTGTGCAAGTACTTGATCACGAAGAAATCCACCAGCAATAATGGAAGCTTCAAAAGAAGGGACCTTAATAAGATTGTCGTACCAAGTCGGGATAGTCAAGTTTACGTCGAGTTCCATTTTAGACCTCAGGGACCTCAGGTTGCCTTTTCACAACAGTTAAGAACCGAGGACCGCCAGAATAAGCAAAGGTCCTCAGATTAGTGTAACACAAATTCTTCACGTTACAATATGAGCAGTAAGTATCAAGTTTCATATTACCACTCATACCATCAGGTACGGCTGCAAATCCACGAGAAGGGATCATCCAGCCTTTAATCATATCCTTCTTACGTTCAAACTCTTTCGAGATACCGTAGTTAGGATCATATGCATGAATATCTAGAGTTAGGTGTCCAAGCACTTTGTCAGCGACCAAGAAAGCCCCTCGAAGCTTGTCAGTGACCAATTCATCTGATTGTCCTGCTTCAAGATAAGACTGGAGTTGATCATAGTATCCAAAGGGATCAGAGCTTCGTAGAGTTCCTGATTTGAATTTTGCAAATGAATATGCACTTGCGGATTTGACGTCCACAGTGACTCCATCGATAACAGCGTCTCGGTGTCCGATAACGCCTCCAATGGATAGTTCAGACTGACGTCCAGTGACGGAATGACCTGCAAGCTGTGCAAGTGCCAAGAGAGCTTCTTCAATTAAATCTCCATATAAGAATTTGAGAATATCAGACGCAGAGAACTTCTCTTTGTCTTCACCTTGATTAATTTGTAACCAGAGTTTTCGGTCACAGGGAGTGCCGATGTTAGACATACGGAGGGAGACAGAGTTGTCTCGTTTCCCCATACGCTTCTTCAGCAACTCCGCCATGTTCTTACCGAACTCATCAGCTACCTCATTCGGAACACCTTCTTCAATCCCATTAACCAGGATTTCTTGGATGTCTTCGACGAGCGTTTCGATGGTTTTGGGTTCAGCCATTGAGCTAAATACTCATTTTCCAACCTTGTGAATTCATCACGACCAAGGAGTAATAGAAGCCGTTTTCGACGGATCGGAGCCATCCGCCCGTACGATAGAGCCACTAAAGTCTCCGCTACCTTCGTATTCGATAAGATCCAAGATCTTAACTGATTCGAGGCGCTGTCCCTTACCCATCGGCGTATCATATACAATGATGGAAACTTCAACCTCTGATCCATTACCAATGAGTACGGGTTCCCCCACGCGTTCAAACTTAGTACCATCAGCTGACTTCTTGTAGTCAACAATACAGTTACCGTTTTCATCGTAGACCTTCGGGGGCGAAAACTCGTTAAGAACCTTCTTAATAAGCTTCGTCTGGGGACGCTTGAACGTGACATACGTGCCATCTTCATCATCATAGACCTTAGACTGGATACCAGCCTTCTTACGCTTCTCGAGATTATCCTTGTCTAGGTAGACATTGATCTTCCAATTCGTTGCACCACGAAATTCCTCGGGCTCATAAATCTTAGCCCACTTTGCCTTACCAGTAAACTTTACAGTCTCACTTGCCATTAATTATCTACCTTCCAAGATGTAGGATTATATCTTTCTGTTCTTAACTTGTAGTCTGGATTATCACTATCTAAACATACAGATGTAAGCTCTTTAATATCTTCGTAATAACAAGCCCACATTCTCTTTTCTGGACTAACGAAGACAATTATATCAAAATCACCTTTAGTATAGAAACTTTTATAACCATAATTGTTTCGAGAAACAAGTCTACATTGTAGATATTTAAAAGGTGAATTTTTAGGTTTATTCCACGCGGCAGTTTTTACTTGTACTTTTTGAAGTTTACCGTCGCGTTCAATCACAAAATCACATTTACTTTGAGTAGCTGCAGGCCAATAAATAATATAACCTTGTTCAGCGAAATGCGTTGCGGCTAGCAGTTCGTTTGCTTGGCCAACTAAATGTGTTTTATTCAATCAATGACATTGTGCCCAATTATATCCAATAACATACTTTCCTGCCAGAGGGCATTTCATTCCAAGCTCTTCTCCGGCCCATACAATACTATCTGCTTGAACTTTACCAACGTAATTAGCTACGTCTTCATCATCAATTGTCCTTGTTTGCCATTCGTCATGTACGTAAGCCATCTGCCAAAAGGGAATCTTTTCCTTACGAAGGATTTCCCACCAATGCCAATTGGCTAACTTCATTACGACTGTCTCTGCATTTTGCAGATAACCTGCGAGCATTAGATGCTCATTGTCACAAATTACCGGCCTTCCATCAAGTCCAATAAAATACCCTCGGTGCGCGTCAGAAGGGATAAGCTCTTCTTTAATTCGCTGTAATCCGGGGAAAGATGAAACGAACCGATTTCTAGCTGTAGTTGCCTCCGTAGGGCTACATCCAAAGATTTGAGCTGTCTTCGCAACACCGGCACCAAGGAGATAGCTGTAGATAAACGTCTTAGCCGTTTTTCGATTTCGACAGGGGTAGTCACCGTCTCCGCCATTAAGCTTTCTCCAGTTTAGTGTGTGAACATCAGTACCATCCTCTGATCGGCCTCGCACCAAGGCTTCAGTGAATTCAGTGCTTTCCATATAGTGGGCAAGGACTCGAAGTTGGATACCTTCAGCGTCACATCCCACCTGTCGATACCCTTTACCGGCCTGCCAAAGGGTTCGCGTATCTTCGCCGAATAGGGAATCAACACTTGTAATATTTCCCGTATTCGGTTTAGTGTGTGAGGCTCGATGGGTCCATGTACCAATAGAGTTGACCTGACCATGAATGGCTTTTGTTTTTGCGTCATATGCTTCAATCCATTCGTCTAGCGTCGTCAAGCGACGAGACAACAAAATGTAACGAGTAAGTGATTTAGCGGCTTCTGGTGCAGTAGAAGGTAATGTTGCTAGGTTTTCATCGCTAATTGTCCAACCATACGTTTTGTACTTACTAAGTTTTTCAGTATCTTTTTCTTTCTCAGCCTTGATATGTCCCTTAGTCTTTTCCGTTGGGTTCCAACCGAATTCCCACATACGCTCAATAATCTGCTTCGTAGAAGTCGGGTTAAACTCAACTGT